CTTGTCCTGGTACTGGGTCTTGTCCTGGTACTGGGTCTTGTCCTGGTACTGGCGTGTCTTGTGCTAGTGCTGTCGGGTCTGTCGGGTCTTGTCCTGGTACTGGGTCTTGTCCTGGTACTGGGTCTTGTCCTGGGTCTTGTCCTGGTGCTGGGTCTTGTCCTGGGTCTTGTCCTGGTGCTGGGTCTTGTCCTGGTACCGGGTCTTGTGCTGGGTCTTGTGCTAGTGCTGGGTCTTGTGCTGGGTCTTGTGCTAGTGCTGGGTCTTGTGCTAGTGCTGGGTCTTGTGCTGGGTCTTGTGCTGGTAATGGTGCTGGGTCTTGTGCTGGGTCTGGTAACGAGTTTCCAGGTCCTGCATCTGTTCCAGACACCGCATCCGTTCCTTCTCCTGGTATAGGGTCTGGAGTATTCTCTCCACCACTATATCTTTTTAATGTTCTATTTGATAAATCCACGCCTCTCTTTTTTTTTCTAAAGGTCTTGTCTTTCCCTCTTTTGTACATTTTCCGGTTACCTTTTTTTTTAACACTCTGATTTTTCTTATCATATAATTTATTTATTTTACCTTTAGTTAAATTCATTATATCTATATAAATAAATTAATATTTTATTTAACAAATATACACAAAGATATAAATTTTTTGTGTATATATATTAATGAGTCAAGACCGATACGAAATCAATATTTCAAAAAAAAATATATATGGAAAATGTGATTCTAAATGCATTTATAATTTTCGTTATGAGGTAAATAACAGTCTAGTTGCCAAAAATAATGGAGTCAATATATCTCTAACTCCAGACAAAAGCAATCAAGCTACCGTTGTGTATAACGATGCCGAATACGATGTTCATAAAATTGATTTGTATTGTCCTTCTCTCCATATATTCGACGGAAAAAAATTGGATGCAGAAATAGTTGTCACTCATACAGCCAAATTAGGAGGTCCACATTTACTTGTTTGTGTTCCTATCAAAAGCTCAAGTGATTTAACCTCTGCATCTGATTTAATTACTCAAGTGATAAGTGATGTTGCTTCTAATGCACCAAGCAAAGATGAAACGACTACATTAAGCATTTCCGATTTTACATTAGAAGAAATTATTCCAACGAAAAGTCCTTTTATGGCTTATTCAGGCGCTTTTAGTCAAACCCAGTCTAATTATGTAGTATACGGAAAAGTTTCTACGATTCCACTCTCTCAAAGCACATTAGACACTTTGAAATCAATCATCAAACCATTCCCATTAAAAATGTTTGGAGGTAATATCTTTGTAAATGAAAAAGGCGCTAATTCACAATTTAGTAGTAAAGGAATTTATATTTCTTGTAAGCCGACCGGAAGTTCAAACGATGAAGAAATAATTACTACTACAAATTCTTCCTCTTCTTCTTCATCTTCTTTTTTTAGAAGTCCGATGTTGCGACAGGCTGTCAAATTCTTTATGATTTTCATTATTTTTATGATTTTATTTGTTGGATTGAATTTTGCGTTTACCAAATTTTCTACAAAATAAAATTAATTTACTTTATTGACAGAAGAGGCGTTGTGTAAATTTTCTAATAATGGTTTATAAGAAGCCTTATGAATACTTGTTCCAGGATGAACCATAGGCGTCATTTTTTTCACAATTTCTTCTTCTAAAGTATAAGGAAATTGATTATATGCTGAGAATTGCCCCGATTTTTTGTATTCACTCGGTTTAAATTTCATTACATTATGCGAGTTGGAACTTTTTTCAGAACGTCTGATTAAATCGAATGCCACAAACAAAGACAAAACAGCTAAAATTGGGTTAGTATAAATAAACATGTAAACAACAAAAAATATAATCACTAATTTTCCAATTAACGAACTTATCAAATGTGAAATAGGAGTTGGTGTATTGTAACCCATTATCAAATAAACAATAAATATAATGGATAAAAGCAATTGCCCTATTTTATCCTTTTTAAATAAACTTGAAAAACTATCCATATATCATATTAATAGATTTTATTATTCAAATTCAAATAAAATCTACAAACATAATAAAGATACTACACTAAATAATAGTAGCATGGATTTTCCTAAAATAAAAACATATTTAGGTCAAAAAGGATATACTATATTAAAAAAAGACCTCACCCTCATCCAACAAAATCAAATTAAATCAGATTTAACTGTAAAACCATATGTTCCAGGTGCTCCGAATAGTCAAGATTCTTTCCCTTCCTACAGAGAATCCGCGAATAAAATATATGTTCCACATTACTACGGAATAGAACATTTTGGAATGCCTGAATATAAAATACCAGAAGGAGAGAATATTGACTTGACATTTAATGGTGCTTTACGCGATTACCAAATCCCGGTTGTTCAAACATATGTATCACATGTTACTTCTTGTAAAGTTGGAGGCGGATTATTGGAGCTTTTTTGTGCATGGGGAAAAACATCCGCATCACTTCATATTATTACACAATTAAAGAAAAAAACACTTGTCATCGTGCATAAAGAGTTTCTAATGAACCAGTGGATAGAGAGAATCCATCAATTTCTTCCGAATGCACGAGTCGGAAAAATACTAGGCCAAATCATAGATATTGAAAATAAAGATATCGTCATTGGGATGCTTCAATCCCTTTCTATGAAAGAATACCCCGCTTCTCTCTTTGATAGTTTCGGATTTACTATTATTGATGAAGTCCATCATATTTCCAGCCAGACTTTTTCGAATGCGTTATTCAAAATTATAACCAAATATATGCTGGGACTATCTGCTACGATGAATCGGAAAGATGGAACTACACGAATTTTTAAAATGTTTTTAGGAGATGTTATATTTAAAGGAAAGAGGGATGAAGAGAGAAATGTGGAAGTTCGAGCGATTGAATATTTTGTGAATGACGATGAGTTTAATCATGTAGTCACAGATTATAGAGGCAACCCGGCTTACAGTACCATGATTTCTAAATTATGCGAATATACGAGACGGAGTGAATTTATCATACGCGTTCTATCCGATATGTTGGAAGAAAATCCTTCGCAACAGGTCATGATTTTAGCTCATAACAAAAATATATTAAAATATTTATATGAAACGATAGAACACCGCAAAATCGCCTCGGTAGGATATTATTTAGGAGGAATGAAAGAAGCTTCCTTAAAAATATCCGAAGAGGCACAGGTTATTATCGCAACTTATGCGATGGCGTCAGAAGCGCTTGACATTAAAACATTAACTACTTTAATTATGGCTACACCCAAAACCGATATTGAACAATCTGTAGGAAGAATTCTAAGAGAGAAACATAGCCAGCCTGTAGTAGTAGATATAATAGACAGCCAAGATTTATTTAAAAATCAGTGGAAAAAGAGAAAATCCTTTTATTGTAAAGAAAATTATAAAATTATTCATACCACCAGCGCATTATATTCAACGGATACATCAAAATGGAAAACAGTAAATGTTCCCAAATGTAAGGGTGCAGAGAAAGAAAAAATTTTAAATTCTAAAAAGATATCTACGAAAAGTCATAGTTCTACCGACAAAAGTATTACGGATTCTGACACAGAAACAGATGTAAGTGAGAGAGAGACAGAACCAAATAAATCAAAACATCTTTTGTGTGGTAAATGTTTTTTGAAAATTAAGTAATTCAATTAATTGTTGTTAGAAATATTTATTTTTATGAAAAAATAAATATGTTTAATGACCTCTTGAGGCAAAGCCTTTTCCAGTATAATGGTTATAATTATCAACACACGTATTATTTCCTTTGATAGGAGGAGGAGAAGCTAAAGCCGAATCGTTCGCCCCAAGAATTCCTCCTACAGAATAATTTCTACTCAACGGAAGATTGTTCTGATATTGGGAATATCCTCCGCGATGCTTACGCCTTTTTGTAGCCCGGCTTTTTCTGTATGAAGTTCCAGCCATTTGTTTTAATCTGCGCGTTTTGCGTATTATTCGACATTTTGTCATCGTCTTATATTTTTTAGTGATATTTTTAATTTTTTGTTTTAATTTTTTTGCTCCTCCTTTAAAAAAACCGTGCGCGGCTTGGACATTATTTTTTATTCCCGACAATCCGGGTAGTCCGTTCTCGCCTGAAATTTCATTACTTCCAAAACCTCCTGGATAATGTGAATTATCCACATTTGCGTAACTTTTATCTACATTACTATTTGGATGTATATGTCCGTATCCTGAAAATGATGTCGAAGACATTTGCTTATATACTGTCTATATTATTTCTTCTGATAATAGTTCAATTCTTTATAAGCAACTACTTTTACATTAGACACCGTTTCAAGAGGCGTCCATTTCTTAAATTTATGATTATACGCACACCTCATGAAATATTCTTTTTGTAAATTTACGTGTCTATCCTCCTTTTCATTTTCAAATTCGTCTTCATCATCACTTTCCTCTAAAGTATCTAAATTTGCATTTTCTTTTATATTTCTAAATAATTTATTCATATAAACACTCGTTTTATAATCAGGAATATAAGCATAATCATATTCTACATATTGATTATTATCCAAGCAGTATAAATAATAAATATCGTTTTGAATATCTGCTTTTACTTTGAATATTTGTTTTTGATGTTCTTGATTGAAATTCGCATATTTTTGAGAATCTACGAGACTTGTTTTTTGTACAACATTCGTTTTTTCACTACGATATTCAATCACCTTTATCGGATATTTTAATTGCTTTATTTGATTTATTAATTGGGAAACATTCGTATTCATATACGGTAATCCAAATATGATTTCTTCATTTTCGGTTTGATTCAAATCCTTTTGTAATATATTTTTCATAATAACTAATTTATTATACCAAGATTGATTTCCAGTAAATTCGCCCTTGTAATAATATACGTTTTCAATCGTAAAAAAATATTTCTCTCCTAAATAAAGTGTACCATAGAGAATAGTTCCTGAACGCGCACATAAAGAATCATCAAAACAGGTCTGGAATTTTTTCATTCGGGAAATGTTTTTTTCTTCATTCATACATAAAATATAAAAGTCGGTTTTTTCTTCAAAACGAAACCATACAAAACATTTTTCACCTTCAGGAATCGCTAGACAATAATCATACTTGGAAACTTTGTGATGAATGATGTTTTCATAACAAAGTTTTATTTTTGGAAAACGGGATAAAATATCGGTGTCTTTTTGATACATTACTTATACTATAGAGAAATCTTTATATTCATTATTTATAGCTTTTTAATTTACAATAATGTATATTTATGATAAGAATATACATAAATATTTACTGGTTGAATTATATTGTTAAGACCGTTATTCTTTTGACCACTTATGGTCTTACATCTAATCAACCGTTTGAAGAACATACCAATTTATTTTATAAATACGATTATTTAGAAAAAATGCATTTGAAATGAAAAATTATGTAAAACGATTATTTTCTCGATTTATCCTTCTCAAATTATTTTTTTTGTGAATTTTATTATATTTTATAAAGTATGGCAACTTATACTGTTTCAAATTTGAATGACTCCGGAGAAGGGAGTCTGAGAAGAGCTATTAACTTATCAAATACTATTCCAAATTCAAAGATTCGTTTTTCTAAAAATGCAAATGGGAGTATTGTATTAAAATCTAACTTGCCACGTATTACAAAGCCAACAACTATAATCGGAAATTTACATGGAAATACACCTTTAAATACCATCGACGGTGATTCTAAGTATACAACAATTACTATATACAAAACTAGTGAATGTGTTATAAATAATTTGTGTATTATTGGTTCTATCAGTGGAGGTATCGTAATATTTAATTCATCTATGAATAAAATAGATAATTGTTGGATTGGTATCAATACTTCTAATAATGTTAAATCAAATAAATTTGGTATTTTAATTAATAATTCTACATTCAACAAAATAGGTTCTAATCCTTCTCTATCACAAACATATTTTTCAAATATAATATCTGGAAACAAAGAATCTGGAATTCATATGATAAATTCAATTGAAAATTATATTAAAAATAATGTAATTGGATTATCTTCTGCTTGTGATGCTTCTGTTGCGAATAATAATGGTATAAAATTAATAAATAGTAATTTTAATAATATTGGAGGAAAAATATTTATAGATGATCAAGGAAATATAAATAACCCTACCGGGGATGAAGGAACGGAACCGCCAGTATTTGTAAGACCTTTAGAAGGAAATATTATTTCGGGAAATAAACAGAACGGTATTTTGTTGAAAAAATCAAATTCTAATGAAATATTTGGAAACTTTATAGGAACAGATAATACTGGATTATTAGATTTTGGAAACGGACGGAATGGTATATATTTTATAAAATCAAATTCTAATTCATTATATGGGTGTGGCGTTAATACTAATCCATTTGTTTATTATAATGTAATTGGTTGGAACAAGGGAGATGGTATTTTAATTGCTAATTCTAATTATACTACAATACAGGGTAATTTTTTAGGTATTGGTTCTAATAATAGTGATCCAATACCAAATAATAATGGTCTAAAAATAATAGGAAATTCATCATTTACAGTAGTAGGAGGAATAATACCGTTAGGTAATGTAATTGCAGGAAATAATTTTAATGGAATATATTTAACAGATACAGTCAAAGATTTTCAATCAGTAAATACATTTTGTGGGTTGAAAGCATTTGGTGATGCATTACCAAACAAGTTAAACGGTTTTTTGATTGATTCAAATGTTTCAAAAATTAAATTAAATACAAATGTAATATCGGGAAATGGAAAGAATGGTATACACATTAAAGGAAAATCAAATGATATACTTATAACTAATAATAATATAGGTTTAAATTCAGCGGGAAGCAAACTACCTAATGGTTTGAATGGTGTTCAAATATCTGATAGAGTAAAAAATATTAAGTTTACTTCTAATATTAAGTCAGTAATAGGTTATCAAACAATAAGTGCAAATAATGAATATGGTATATTAATTGAAAATAATGCAAAACAAATTATTATTGAATATGGTTCAATTGGATTAGGATTGGATCAAATTGATTATATTTCAAATGAAAAAGGAGGCATTTTACTAAGAGACAAGGTTTCCAAATGTGAAATCGGTGATAGTTTTAATTTTTTATATGTTTATGATGAAAAAAATTTTGCTGTAAAGTTAGAATCAAGTACTTTTGATAATGATGTGACATATTCATTCATCAATACTAATATAAACCAATCTTCAAGTATTCACAATAAAGATATTATTAATTTATCGAATAAAAATAATGTGTGGGGAAATGCACTTCCGGCATGAATTTATACGTTTTCTTATTTTATCGGGTTTTAAATTAGAAAAGAAGTTTTACTATTTAAATTCATAAAAGCTGGATGCGGATTGAATCGTATCTAGTTCTTGAATATTCGTTGTGTTTATTTGATTCATTTGATTCATTTGATTCATTTGATTTGAATTTACGGTATCCGGAAAAGTATTTTTATCTTCTAATTGTTTTTTGAAAAAACTTTTTAGTTCATCCTTCATCACGTCCGCTTTAGGCAATAATTCATCTTTGTTGTATCCAAAAGAATTTTGTGTTTGTTGTGTTTGAACATTCGTGTGAACATTTGTTTGAGTTGTGTTCTGATTTTCTTTACCTTGATAAATCGTATTGTATATGTTTTCATATTTTTTATTCGGCGTATTTACTAAATCTTTGATTTTAGGAACGGTCAGCATCGTTTTGAAAAAATGAAATAAATGATGTATTAAAAAAATAAATATTATTGACATAAGCGTCATTTGAATTATCCATAACATTTGCACTAAAATATCAAAATATTAATTTAACGTAAATAAAACACACTTGATAAAATAATCATAAATGTTTTATATTCAAAGGATTTAAAAAACAATTCGTATATCAATACAAAATGTCCCAGTCTCTGAGTATTATTATTGTAGAAAAAAATGCAACATTAAAATCATTAACCATAAAACAATTTAATGAAGAAGATCTCTTTAAAAAGTGTGGGTTTAAAAAAGCCGAAGATTTTGTCAAACAAGTAGAGTGGAAATTGAAAACCAACGGAAACAAATATTTGGTCCAAGTTTTCGGAAAAACAGACGGAAGAGCAAATAATGAAAATAAATATGATTTTCCGCCTCCAATTGACACTACTTTGTTTTTTGGAAATTGTGCAATTATTGCTAAATTAATGAACGAAGGAAAATGGGAATACACCCATTTATCTCTTGAATTATGGGATAAAATGTATGAAAAATTATTTGGGGGATTTGAAGACTTGGCAGCTACGGCATTAGAAGACGAAAATGAAGAAGACGAACTGTTGAATGTTCCCAAAGAAAAAAAAACAAAAAGTGGTTATTTGAAAGACGGATTTGTGGTGGATGACAGTAGTGATATCGAAGAAGTCTCTGCGTGTGATTCAGATGAAGATAGTGACGAAAAATCACAAGAAGAAGATGAACCGCTTGTTATCGAAGACTTAGGTTCTGAATTAAGCGAAGAAGCATATGATTATGACACAGACAAAGAAAATTAATTTTTTATTATATTTTATAATATTATGAAAAACAAAATACAAACAGGTGGGCTATTTATTCGACCAGCGTATGATGAAGAAAGTGCATTCAATTATTTTATATCAAATTGCACATTTACTTTGTTAACATATAATAGTATCGGCTGTATTACTTTAAAAGCGAAATTGAATGATAATGTAAAATCACCTTATATTCATTTAAGAATAAATAAATGGAATAAACCTTTGAAATGTATACTTATTAAAATATTATTATATGAAGATATTACTACATTTCATACAAGATACATCAATTTACCGAATGTTCGTACAGATAACTTTGAAATAAGCAATCATAATTCATTCATGACTGAAATAAACAATCAAATTAAGTTATATTTAGCTAGCTATGTAGATCCTTTATCACCTTTAGATCCTTTCTCTCCTGCTTTATTGTATTACAAGATAAATATTGACAAACCCAATATTGACAATTTTATTTCATATATAGAACAACATTTCACAGATAATGAATTCGTTCCAGAATTAAACATGGATAAAATAACAATAATGATGAATTTTCTGAATGCGATTGAACCGAATGGATATTTAAATAAATCTATTATCGTGATGGAATTTTTAGATGATTTCAAACCATTAGTCAATTATATTAATAACACAACTCCTGACACAGAGGTGTATAAATATATTATTTACACATTATTTGAAACAATACGGTTACATAAATTAGGTTATATGCATAACGATCTTCATTTAAATAATATTTTTATAAATCCAACAGAAACTTATTTCACCATGAATACTAATAGTGAATATTTAGGTCGTGCCATAATTATTGATTTTGGTCGTCTTACCTTTTCACATGATTTAGAAAGACGATTCAACAATTTAGATATCTTACAAAAAATATACCAAGTTTTATCTACAGAAAAATTCGGTGTATTAGCACAAAATTTATACGTAGATAGTGTTACAGATGATATGAACGAAATTTTTACTAGACGTTCAGAGATATCTCAAAAAACTGTATTGTTTATTAACAATAGGTTAGCCCAAAAAAATACATCACTCGATTTTATTTTTAAAAATGCTCCGTATTCTGGAATTTCCGGAGGAAGAACTACACAAAATTATGTAAACCAAAATCCACAGAATCAGTTAAATAAAATTGAAAACAAACCCTTTAAAGTAAAGTCTATGTTTGCGAATGAACCTTTAGATACCTCAGATGAAATAATGAAATTTTTAACAGAACATAATCAATCGATGATTCGCGATATAAATTCTGGTAAATTTATGGTGGATATCAAAAATATTATAAATCAAAAATATAAAGGTGGAAAAAAAACAAAAAATAAACAGCTACGTAAAAAAAGAAAAACTAGGCGAAATAAATTATAATTATATATTATGAATATAGAAAAGGCGATTGAACACGTTTATAATAAGTTTAAAAAAGAAGGTGGTGGTAAAAATGCACAATACATTCCCGCTTTGTCCAAAGTAAACCCTAAATTATACGCGATTTCTATTTGTACAATAAACGGAGATAAATACGATATTGGTGATTACAATACTCTTTTTGCCATAGAATCTACTTCCAAAGTATTTTCTTTGGCTTTGGCACTTGAAAAATTTGGTCCAAATTATTTAAGGGAAAAAATTGGAGACAAACCTTCCCATTTACCCTTTAATTCTGTTAAAGCAATAGAATCTTTACCTACCCATGCAAGTAATTCTTTTTCAAATGCGGGAGCTATGGCAACCACTTGTTTATCTTATAAAAATTCTTATAAAAAAAATCACGGTAAATTTCAAAAAGTTATCGTTGATTACATGAGTAAATTTGCAGGAAAACAATTATATGTAAGCAAAGAGGTGTATAATTCAGAGTTTTCTTTAGCCGACCATAATTTTGCACTTGCTTATTTATTAAAATCTTATTCACGATTTGACGGAGATGTCCCTACTTGTGTAGATGTGTATACTAGACAGTGTTCTGTAATGGTTACTTCTCAGGACCTTTCTGTCATGGCAGCTACTATTGCGAATGGGGGAATAAATCCCATCACGAACAAGCATGTTATTGATAACTCAAATATTCCATATATTATTGACCAAATGTATAAAAATGGGTTGTATAATGAATCAGAAGAATTTAATGGGGAAGCTGGCGTGCCTGGAAAAAGTGGAGTAGGAGGGGCCATAATGCTTGTTATTCCTGGAGTTATGGGAATCGGGATTTTCTCGCCTCCATTAAACGACTATGGCAATAGTTACAAAGGAGTCAAAACAGCCGTCATGTTATCAAATGTATTGAATCTAAAAAAGAAATATGTGAATTTTAGTTAATCTTCCCGAATTTGAAAGAGTATAAAATAAAATTGATTTTGATTTAAATATTTACATGTATATCATATTATGTCTTTAAAAATTGAAAAACCCGAAGTCTTTCGTGCAAATATTCGCATTAAATTAAACGCGCTTATTAAAAATGAAACAACAACCGCTAATTTAGAAAAGGGGATTTTCAATTATAGTTTGAAAGAAGCCACCAATCGTAAAGTCATTAAAAAATGGGAGAATATTTATTTCGTGCAAATTTATCTAGACCGGTTACGCAGCATTTTTATAAATCTACGAAATCCAGAACTGTTAGAAACACTTGCAGATGATAAAATCAAACCACACGAAATCGCTTTTATGACTCATCAAGAAATGCGACCTGATATATGGAAAGAATTGATTGAAGCTAAACAAAAAAGAGACATGCTTAAATTTGAAAGTAATATGGAAGCCTCTACAGACACTTTTACGTGTAGAAAATGTAAGAGTCGCAAATGTACGTATTACTCACTTCAAACGCGCTCGGCGGATGAGCCGATGACCATTTTCGTCACTTGTTTGGATTGTGGCCAGCGTTTCAAGACATGTTAAAAGGTGTAAAAAGATTACACATTTTCTCATTTCATTTGTAAAAATGTCCATTTATTTTCTGTAAAAATGATTTAAAAATTTAACAAATAATTAAATATGAAAAGAATTATGGACTTTGATTTCATGCGCGAATGTGAATATTTTTATGACCATGATACAAATGTTCATTTATACATAAAAAGAATAAATCATAGTGTTGCTATATTATACTTTATCGATGAAATGAATAACAAAATAAATATACCTGATGGTGTAGTAATTTATACTACGGATTATCAAAATAGCGATAAAAGAGTCATTATAAATCCTATTGATGAATACTACCATTTATGTTGGACTGATGATTATATAGTGGAGTTAAATAAAAAAGTATTAATAAATATAAAAAATCAAAGAAAATGGATTATATCATAAAAATAGGCGTTTTTAATGAGAAAAGGTGTAAAAGGTTTACACAAACGATTTCGAATGCTCTCTTATCAAATTTTTTAATTCTTCAAATTGTAACCACCAATCATCAAATTTCATCAAATTTCTTGTATCGAAATACCACTTTTTTTCTTCTTTATCGGCATCATCAATTGCTTCAAACTCGAAATCAGATTTGTCAATATACGATAACCATACACTTAGTTCCTTAACATACGTTTTATCATTAAGAACATTTGTATATGTAAAGTCTTTTCTTTCTTCATAATATATACCATTAGTAAGTTTGCTATTAAATCCATTTGCTTCCATACAATAATCTAGTCCAGACACATTCGCAAAAATATCTCTCAAAGTAAAATATACATTATCTTCTAAAGACTTATTTTTAAGATGGTTTTCATTCGCCAATTGCAAATATTTGATATCGTTAAAAATTCTTGTATTCATCTTTGTATTATATAAAAAAGCTTTATGTTTTAATTTTTTTTAGAGCAACGCGTATTTTAAATGCCGACTTTATTAATCCTTATAAATGTTTAAAGTTCTTCTTTTTGTATATTTCTTATTATTCAGTTTATTTTTATAGTAATCTTTATTATAAGCATAAATAAAGTAGTTTTCATAATTGGTTGGT